CTGTGCCAAGCCCAGTGATCTGGCTCCTGCATTCGGATCCAGACCGATGCCGCTTCTGATACCCATAGGATTGAAGGCTGCAGCTCCCTGCTGTGCTCCTGCGATCTGTCCAAACTGAGCTACAGGAGTAGTACCTGACAGGTAGCTGGCTGCATTAGCCAGACGCTGCTGCCTTAACCTGAAGGCTGCATTACCTACCTCGAAAGCCTCCTCTGCTGCTGGTGCTGCACCGTAGACGTTACCTCTGGCGAACTGTGCGGCTCTGGTTGCCTGCTGCACCTCATCCCGCATACCGGGGGCCAGCTTGTAACCTGATTCAACATCCTCCAAAGCAGCCTTACCGAGTGCATCCCGTACCTTCCTAAATTGAGGATCAGAGATCTCCAGCTCCTTCAGGCGTTGCTTAACAAAGTCAGCCCCGTACTTCTCCTGCACGTTGAGCATTGCCTTCGCCATCCGATCAGCAGACTCCTCAGCGAAATCCAGCTCTTTACGGGATTCATCAATGTCGCCAAAGCCTGTGAAGTCTACAGTCTTCTCTTTGCCATCCATATCTGTGTAGGTGACTTTAGTGCCTTGGCGTGCGGCTGATTCGATTAGCTTCCTAAGTGGTAAACTGTCTATATCAGCCTCAACACCTTCGCGTGTTGCTGCTGCGTAATCGGGTGGATCCGGTGGATCTGCTGAATACATTCCCATAGCTAAAATTCCTCTTTCAAAAACAATTCTCTGACTGTCAAACTTACCTTTTCAAGATGATCTTTTCCTCCTGTGAGGAAGGCAGTCATCAAGCCTAATTCTGTTAAAGTGTCTCGGATCACTAGCGCATAGGTTCGCTTGGTATCTCCAGCATCCTCCCAACTGTTAGCGTCTTTCCAAGCATTCAAGGCAACTATATGCAGCGGAAGAAGGGTGTGCCTGTTGGCAATAAAGAAAGGATTATCCGGTAGCTCCACCAGAAGCAGAAAAGCCAGATCGTAAGTCTTCTCTCCTGTCCACTTGTCTTTCTCATCGAATAGGTCATCAATAAACCTTGCCGCCTTGCAAATCACATTCAGATACAAGTGTGCCTCCCTGTTCCCCCCGGCACAAAGTTCTACAGCCTTCGCAACTTTATCCTCGTATGTGATCAAAGGTCTGCCTCCATAGTGTCGATAAACGCCCCGGCTTGTACACTTCTCAGGGCGACATACTTATCTCCTGTTGTGTCTCCCGTACTCTGCTGCAGCTTAAACTGTAGCTCTCTGAAAGGATCGTACTGGGTGAGGCTGTATCTGAATCTCCTCACCTTTGCATCTGGTAATGTGAAGGGTAAGACCGGAGCTGCCGGTGCTGATGTTATTGTTACAACTCCTGACCCTGTTTCCAAATTGGTGACTAACCTCTCTCCCTCATCCCCGTCCAAAATTGGAATTATGTCTACCTTGGCATTACTCCTATCAAACTCGTACTCTACAAAGTCACCACTCTTCGGACTAAGCTGATCACCAAAGGCCAAGCCTCTTGTAACTGCCTGCCAAGCTGTGTCTCTGTAGGTGCTCCCGTCGAAAGTGTCCTGATAATCTGTGGCTACTGCATTGTCAGGATTAACGTAGTCCCTGAACTCAAGAGGGTTGCCAATCTTGTCCAGTGTAATCAGCTTCTCAGCGTAACCGTTGAAGGCTGCCACTGCGAAGTCGATAGCCTTGACCTGATAGCTGGCATTCCCCTGCCAGAAGCCTCCCCAAGAGTTAGTGTTTACGTTGTAGACCAGCAGGGCATTGTTGTCTGGGCTGCTGTCTAGCGGAACAGAGAGAAGGTAGTTGCCTCCCCAGAATGTTGCTGCAGCCTTCTGCACTGCTGCACTCCAGTTGATCCGATCAATCAGATCCTGAATCGGGTAGCTGATAACGCCGGCTGTGTTGGCTACCATCTCCTCAGCCATTGTACGCTTGAGGCTCCTTACTCCGTCCCGGCTCAAGTAAAGGAGATCCTCCCCTACCTGTGCCACTGCCCTGTGGCTGATAGCTCCTGATTTGTTGCTGACCTGCCGGATTGTGAAGGTGCTGGTAGCGTTGCCGGCTGAAGCTGCCGCTGCTGTCAGTGGGTTGGTGTCCACCACATAAACACTATTCTCACAGAAGACTACTACGTTGACCCCAACCCAAGAGTACATTCCCGTCACAGTTTCGGCTCCTGTGCCTACTTTGAAGGGGTTGATAGTGGTTCCCCCGGTAGTAAATAAAGTGCTCGTAGAAGCTAAATTTGGAAGGATAGTGCTAACAAAAATCTGGTTGCCACTGGGGTCGTAAGCGAACACTCGCCCAGAGTTGGCTATCAGGTACTTTGCATCTGCCGGGTAGGTTGTATCTGTGCTAACCGTTTTCACCCAAGCACCGCTGGAATACTTTAACTCGAAAATCTTGTTGCTGCTGCTGTCGCTGCTCCAATACATCTTATCAGCGATCTGGCACATATACGCAGGAGTCGATGCTGGATCCAGAGAGCCGGCTACTGCACTGATTGCTGTGACTGTGCCATTACTCTCAATCTCGTAGAGGCTGCCGTTTACTGCAGCTATCAATCTCTCTCTACTGTCGGAATCAAAGAAGTGCAGCGTCTGTACGTTGGTGCTGCTGCTGGTGCTACCTAGAAGGTTGGCAAATCTGTGGAAGCCTCTGCGAGTCTTGAGTACCCCGTTGATCTCAGGGGCCAGATCCTTGATCAGTTCAGCCTGTGACTCGTTGAGGAGGTTCTCGCGAAAGTTGGAGACTTGGCCGCCAATGAAGCTGGCCTGCCTGTCGTACAGCAGCGTATCGTCAAGAGCATCATTGAAATAGACAGGCATCTCTAAAAGCTAAAGTCATTTCGGGTATAGGCTCCTGAGAGATCCTCTGGAGTGATCCTCATTACTTTAGCTGTTTGATTTGTTTCTGCGTCTCTGGCCACTGCCAGCAGCCTATCGCCCTCACCTGTTTCAAGCTGGGCTTTGCCGTACTGCCGCTGACGCTTTAGCATATCAGCAGTGCCGTACTTGATCAGTGCGTTATCTATCCCGCTGATCATAGGGGCATCAGTGTCAGCCACTAGGGGCCGGATCTTCTTCTTGCCCAAGATCGTCAACTGGATTGGTTCTGTCTCGTTGAACTCTGGGCGGTTGTACAACCTGACCCTTTGAAACTCGCTCTTGGTTTCCCAAGCGTTCCAGTAAAATTTATTAAAGCCGGTGATGTTTTTTACGATAATCGTGTCAGCCGTCTCTTCCTTACTCAGTGAAGTAATCTCTGAGTAACTCTCGAAAGTGACATTCACCGAAGGGCTGGCTGCCAGTGTTACCGTCTCCTTGTAGATCCGATTAGGATCACCTTTCAGCCGGCCAACTACCTCAACCTTCTTCCCAGCATCGTCTGAATCAACTGTTTCAAAATAAAGACTACCGTTAGCAAGATCAAAATTGATACCCACACTGGACACAGGAGAAAACTTAGTAGCAGTTCCTTTCTCGTTAATTGATGCCGGATCCTGCATAAACTGGGTGATGATCTCTGAGGGGATAAGTTCTTCATCGTCTGCTGTGATTGCCAAGACGTTGGCAATGTTCTGGGGCATCACCACTGTGTCACCGTAACCGGAGGCGTAGGCTGTTGCTGCTGCTCCTGTGCCGGATCCTCCTGTGAAGGTGACTGTAGGATCCTCCTCGTAGTTCTGGCCGGGATTGGTAAGAACTACCTCCCCCACTGAATCGTTGAACAGCTTGGCTGTGGCTGCCGCACTGCTACCTGTTGAACTCGTAAAGCCAACAGTAGGGGCTGCTGTGTAACCACTGCCGCCGTTAGTGACCTCGATGTAAACGATCCTACCGTCCGGCTGCATCGTCACCCTGTCCACTTCCAAGCTCTCCCTCCAGAGGGCTGAATCGTAGATCAGTTGATGATGCTGTCGAACGTACTCCTTGCATCTGGTGACGCTGGTGCTGTCAGTTTTGCCAACCAGATTACAGACGTAGTTCGCTATTTCGAGAAGTGTCATTTAAGAAC